CTAGTTGAACACCACCGTCGAGAAGACCTTTTACAATCTTACCCATAGGAGTATCCAATATTTGTGCCTTTCCTACCACATTATTGCCTTCTAATCTTAGGTCAGTAATGAGGTGAGAAACTTTATCCAAGTTAACAGTTGGGCCTTCGGGATGATTTAACTCACCGACCGCACGTTTCTTGCTAACTTGTGTTTCAACGTATGTATTTACCGCTTTCTCCATAATAGGTTTAGGGTAAATACGACCGTTGCGATTCTTCTGATCTGCTTGTGCAAACACGCCTTCGATGACGTATTTCTTTTCGCCATTTTCTTTGGCTTCGACGATACATTGTAAATCGTCTTCTTTAAACTCGCTAATCAGTTTCATTATAGTTCCTTCGCAAACTCAGAACCAACTTTCTCTGCCTCTTTCTGAGACTTGAAAGTGTCTAGTTTGTCGTTATCTATATACACAGTATAACCTTTGTTATCCTTGTATACGGTTACTTTGGCTTTGCCTACTTTTTTATCGTAAGTCTTTTTACCTGGAATCTTATTCTTTGCTTCTCTCAGGTCTTTAAATGTTTTCATTTAATGTTCTCTAAGTTGATTACAAACATATTCCAAGTATCAGAAATCTTTACTCTCTTTTCAGAAACCTTGACGAGGTAGTTCCATTGGTCTTTCGTCCAGTTACTGTCAGAGTCTATTACCAATGCTTTACGAGCATATGGTTTAAACTTCTTTAATACTTTTACTATTCTTTCATGATCCATCGCACGATAGATTGGAAAGAATCTTTCTAAGATGACATAATCGAAATATGTTTCAATATCAAATATTTCAAAATCATCTTCTAGAACGTTGTTGCATTTGTATTGTACTTGTACGTCAAATATCTTGCGTATATCTGCACAACACTCATACTGTACGTCCCACTCTACTGAACTGATTGACAGTTGTGTATTCGACAATCTGTTCGCCAACTCTAAGTGACCACAAGCAGTGCCCATGTTCAAATAAGCCGCACCTTTTTCAAGCATATACAAACGTCGTACAACAAGTTCTTTGAACTTCAAGAGATCAATCTGACCTCTTGGATTCATATACTGTACAGTGCTAAAGTTATCGGGAATCATATATTTCCCTTTATCACCCATCACTGTATACAGATGCTTGTTAGCCGCTTTTTCGATTAAAGCAGTTACTTTATGATCTACAATCATTATTTATACAAATATATATTTTAAGATTTTACTCGTCATTATCGACTTCAACATCAACATCAACATCGTCATCAGAAAGTTCATCACCATAAACTTCTTCTTCTGCGTCTGCTACTGCTTCGTCACCATAAATCGATGATGCGATTTTCATTTTGGCTTGGTCTAGTGTGTCTTGTAATCTATCACCCACAATGTCATTAAAATGCTTTTCAGCAGTTTCAAAGTTCTGTGATTGTATAGCATCAAGTAAGTCTTCGATTGGCTTAGAATCTGTTTGAATCTCTTCTGCACCAATCTCATCTACTACTACGTCATTATCTGCCATGATTTACTCCTTAGATTTCTTCGTCATCATCAGGGATTTCTCCCGATGCTTTCTCTTTCTCAATATCTTTCTTCATATCTTCAATATCTTTGTCAGACATACGAAGAATATTTCTCATTACCCATTCACGTGAGTAGTATTCACCAACATATTGTGTCACTTCATTGAGTAGACCAACACGTTCACGAATAACTTCAGTTTCCTTTAACTCTGTAAAATGATTGTCTTTTACAAAGTCAACGTAGATGTTGTCTTTCCAATCATCCCAATCTTGTTCAGTACATATGCCTGTAAGTAATAACTGCTTACGTAAAATACCTAAGAACACCCATGAGAAGCGACGACGTAATCTGTCAATGAACTTTTGAAACTTCACTTCATCACGTGATATCTCAGATGAACGCCCAAGGCTGAACTGTGCTTCTTGCTCTAAACGGTTTACTGGGACATTGAGTGACCGATACAATCTCTTTTGGAAATAGATGATGTCGTCGATCTGCCCCAGATTTTCCCCGCCTGGCAGTGTTGAGATTTCAGTACCACGACCATTCTCACGCCTTGGTAACCAGAAGTCTTCTAGCATTGACATGTGTTTACGGTCGTCTTTAATCTGCCCAGTATTAGCATCGTAAACTAACTTGTTACGATATTTAGCCATAATGTCAGACATGTATTGTTCTGCTTTACCACGTGGCAAGTTACCTACGTCAATGTAGAAAATACGACGTTCGGGTGCACGTGCTAGACGGTAGATTACAAGTGAATCTTCCATCATACGTAACTGATTAACAGGCTTCAATGCTTTATGTAGATGCGAAACAACCTTACGTTTTGTCTCATCTAATAAACCAGATGACACATAACTTACTGCATCATTTGATAAACGAATCGCAGTTGTCTTATTACCTGGCTTGTCTTCGTAGATATAATACTCATCTACTTTATCAACAATCTTTACGCCTGTCTCAGGATCTTTTTTATATTTTACTTCACGAATCTTACGAATCTTCGCAGAATCGATATAACGGATTTCTTGAATACCCGCTTTTGTGTTTGCTTCGTTCACAAGTAGATGGTGATATGTTCTACCATCGATGTACCATGAACGGAAAATCTCATGCCCGATTTCATTGAATCGAAGCATTGCTATGATTTTTTCAAACTCATCACGAATCTGGTCTTTAATCTTATCAGATGTTTCAACATCATCTAATGATATTTCAACTGACGATTGCAACTCAGAAGCAGAAATCGCTTCATTGATTATCTCATCAATCGCCATATCTACTTCTGGATGTGTAGCAACACCACGATAACGCATTATGAGTTGATGATTGTCTTTTGAATCATCACCTTCCATGTTGATGTACTGACCAAAATGCCCAGCCGAAGCCGTTACATATCCAGCACCGTCAACATCAGTTGGTGGAACCACAGAAGGCATATCTTTTTCTGACTTTTTCTTATCGACGCCAGAACCCTTCGCTCTTCTTAGTTCGAATCCAAATAGTTTTAATACGCTATCGTTGTCTGCCATACCTTTCCCTAAAATCAAATAGTGAGGACCAGTATCGATCCTCACTACTATTTAGTATACCATTAAGAAGTGGTATTTGATTCCCAATACTGATATGAGAACGTTACATCGAATGTTTCGATGGTATCTCTGTTCTCATAGTCAAGTGCGATTTCACCAACACTTACAGGGAATGCACCTCTGAAAGTGTAACGTTTAAGCACTGACTCGTCACGATCTAACTGGTCAACGAGTAAGTCAACTTGATAGTCAACTGGGTTAACAAGACCAGTGTTTGCACTGTGAGCATTCATACCGTTCATCCAACGTTCAAACGCATCACGTACTGCAAAGTCAGTATCGTTAATAATAGTTACTGTCCAATCTTCAAAAACACGATCACCCGCTACTTTTAGTTCACGACCACGAAATGGTACTGGGAACGAGTTTGTGACTGATTGAGGTAACTGTGCCGCTTTACACATAAAAGACGTTAACTCAACGTCCCCGCCAGCATAGGCAGGGAAGTTAAGAGTAGCCTTGAATAGATTAGGGCGAGCACCACCACCACGTAGTTTAGATTTAAAATCATCTACACCTAGAATAGCCATGTTACTCTCCTTATACTAAGCCAGCAACTTCTTCGAAGTCTACACCAGTTCTAACTGCTACGAAGTTCAATGTTACGTAGTTGATAGAACGAGCAGGCTTAACAAAGACTGTTGCTACGAACTGGTTGTTGTCGATCACGTCACTTGTGTTGTTTGTCTCATCACACACAACACGGAAGTCAGTGATACCACGACGACCTTTAACCTCTCTCAAGAAAGGCTCTACTGCGTTAACAAACTCAGCACGTGTGAACTCGTCGTTAAACTCGAACATCACGTTTTGTGCCGCACCTTTAATCGCACGTTCAATCGCTAAGAATAAACGACGTACGTTGATACGGTCAAATGCTGAAGGACGACCTTGATTAGTCTTGTCACCGTAAAGCAAGATTCCTTGACCCGGTAAGTTAACAATCGGGTTAACACTTGCTTTATATAGCGTGTCACGTTGTGACTGTGTTGGGCTATAAGCAAGCGATGTAACACCCAGATATTGACCACGTCTTTGACCTGCAGGAGAGAACCAAGGTGCCGCAACGTTATCAGTTGCCGCCATGATACCCGCAGTTGACGAAGCCGCTGGAATGAATACATACTCGTCGTTATACTTATCGTAAACTTTAACAAAGTTATTGTCGATTACTAAGTACGAAGTATTAGTTAAACGATTCGCAAATGTCACAGTGTTTGATACTACAGTAGCACTGTTAGATACACCAACAACTGATTCACGTGGCGGTGAAGTTACTGCAACACAGTCTTTACGAGTTGTGCTTGCAATAGCCGCTAAGTAGTTTGCAATCGTAACTTGATCGTCTGTGCTTCCCATTTGAGGAGCAATCAAGAAATCGACTTGAATCGTGTCAGCATCAGCATACTGGTCAAAACCTTGCTGATAATCGCCAACGTTCTTCGCACGTTGTACACCACCAGATAGTGACATGTTAACAGTGATACCTGCGTCACTGTCAGTTGCTACCCAGTTAGTTGCAGTAACACCTGCGTTTGTAATATCTGCCGCAAATGAAGTTGCCCAAACATATGATGATTTGTTGTTTAATACATCAACAACATAGTTTGTTGCACCAAAATCTGTTTTCGCATCACTTACTACTGAAGCATATGGGAATGTTTCAAGAACAGTACCTGCTGTACCAGAAAGCAAACCATCTTCGTCAATAACTGCTACGTGTACTTCGTCTAATGCCACTGAAGAGTCAGCAGATAGATTTGATACGTAGTCTGAAGTTCCCGGTTTACCATCGAAGTATGATGAGTAAGCCCATGCGTTAAAATCTGAATCAGAAGTTGTACCTGTAAATACAGAAACTTTTAATGAGTTACCTACTGAACCAGGATATTTTGCAATAACTTTATTTGCAGTAAGACCACTTTGTTTTGAAGTAAAGTCGTCTAAGTTTTTGATAAGTTGTGAGTCGCCAGCCGCAACAGAGTTTCTATCTGAGTCTGCATAAACACGAGTAACATAAGTGTTGCTTGAGTACTTTAAGAAAGTAGATGCAGTAAGAAAATCTGTAGCAGTTGAAACGTCCGAGTCTAAGCCTGGTGCGCCAAAGTTAGAAACTAACTCAGCCTCGTTACCAACGAGGATAGGTTGTTCTACTGGACCCCAAGCGAACTCACCAGCAATCGCACCAGTAGAAGTTGTGACAGCAGGCACTACACCTGATAAATCAAACTCTCTGACGTTGATATTTGGTGATTCTGAAGGAATCAATGCCATTGTCGTGTCCTTTTGTTTGTTAACATGAATAAGAGATCATAATACGGATTTATATCTCAATGCATTTATTTATAATAAAAAATATTTTAGTAAAACTCGTCCTGCCAGTTCACCTGCCAGTGGTCGTTTCGCTCTCTATCTTCTATCTCTCTTATTGCATCTGAACCATCATCCATGAATCCGAATGGTACAATATCATCTTCAATCTGTTTCATCTTATGTTCAAACATCATTTGTTTAAGATTGATGTCAGTCATATCACTGAACATCTGAGTAGACACAAAGTAACCAAACATAACAAGATTCATCATCAAGTCATCGTGGTTACCATCACTTGCTTCATACGATGTGCCCTTTGATACGAATGTTGATATCTCAAGTATCGTCTGCTCATCATATATTTGTATTTTGTTTTCTTCAAGTAAGTCTTTAATACCAGAACAACCTAGACGTTTTACTTTACGATTCATTTCAATACCAATCGCATTGGATTTGACTGCCGATTCTACGTGTACGTTTTCATATTCTAAATCATAGTATAGACCATTACATACAACAGCACCTTGGTCGTTTGATTCAATAACAGCATAGGCTTCATTGTAGACTTTCGCAAACTTATAGATAATGTCAGGGTAGAGTATTGGAGAAATAGTATTGTTTCGATACACTGCGACTTGTTTAAAAGGTCTTTCAGTAATGTCTATCACATTAAATGTAGAATAGTCCTGTCCTCTTCCCTTTGCTACATCTACGGTCATGATATACTCATGACCTTTTTGTGGTTCAGTGTAGATTAAACAATCACCACCTTCTAACACTTGTTTTGGAGGTAATGCTCTTAGTTCGAGTAATGTCTCTGCTTTGATGAGTGTATCGCCTGTACCAAAGAATGTATTACCAAACTCTTGGTCGAACTGCATTTGAGACGTATTTGCGATTGTTTGACGTTTCCATTCTTCGTCACGCCCAGGTACGTCATACCAGTTTACAGTGAATGGCGAGTATTCATTTGTCTTCTGAACAGCACCTTCCCATATCTTGTGAAATGTATTACCAATACCGTTAGCAGTAGATGTGATAATAACCTTTGTGTCTTTACCTGCTGAGATTACGGGATAAGTTGAAGTATAGAACTCAGCCGCTCTCTCAACAAAGGCAAACTCGTCCAGAAAGAGTAAGTTAACAGACATACCACGAATAGAACTGCCAGACGTAGCGGCGGCAATAATACGACTGTTATTTGAGAACTCGATAGACCCTTTGTTAAGTGCTTTACAACCCGGCTGTAAAAAGAATGGTAAGTTTTCAAGCATGAGTGTGACACGTGCTAACATCTCCCTAGCAGTTGCACCTTTGTTTGCGAGTACTGCGATTGTCTTTTCAGGATGAAAGATTGCATACCATAGTAGATATGCAACAGATGAAATCGATTTACCAGACTGACGACACGCAAGAACAATCGAGAAACGATTGCTATTGAAGTGGTCAAACATTTTTTCCTGGTAAGGATAAAGTTTAAAGTTGACAAGCCCTTTATCAAGTGATACAATCTTTACATACGTACGGGCGAAATAGGATGGATCGTTCATACACTTTGCGTATTCACGAACTTCGACCTGCGTCCACTCTTGTTGGACTCCGTCACGTTTTACATTTGGATTACCGAGATATGAATCTTTATTCTGAGTCTGGCTCATGCTCAATCACTTTTTCATCTTCGCTTTGTTGTAGCAAACGTTGTAAGTCTGTTGTGCTACCAATAAACACATTATTGTTAGTGATCGCTTTTTGCTGTTCTTGAGGACCTTCGATGATTTTCTTTTTCTTGTTCAGATCCATTAACTTATCGTTAACATCGGATATGTTTTTAATCATACCAGAAAGCACTTCGAAGGCACGTGGATGTTCACTCTCACGTGCTACTTCAATCATCAAGTCAAGCGATTCTCTTCCCTTTTCAATCAACTCGTAATAAGTTGCTCGGGAATAATCGTAATCATTGTCAATGTTAGGGTCTTTATTACTATCACTCATAGTGTTATTTATTCTGGAAAGAAAAACTCGTCAGGAGCATCAGGAAAAGTACCGCTACCTGTTCTAGTTGCATCCACATCAAAGTTAACTGTCATAGTATCAGTGTTTGATGGATTCGCAGTTTCAACCACTTGAACACTTACTGTCATAGTACCTGAAGCATTTGTTCCTTCACTGGATGCGGTCGCTGATAGTGAAAATGTTCTTGTAGTATCTAGTGTCAATGCTGTACCAAAAGAACCACTTGATTGTGCTTGACCAGTTGGACCTGCTGTAATCGTTGCTGTGACTGTATAGTTACCTGGATTACTTGGTGCTACGCCAGATGACCATGTATCTATTTCAGTGTATGCAACACCACCCGGTGTAGTATTACCAAACGCTTCAATCGCACCTTGATCAGTAAATCGTATTCCTGCAATCGAAGTTTGAACTGAAGAACCAGATCTAGAATCAGTAGGAGAGTAACTAGTTGGTAATGCCACTGTAATCGCAGGTGTTGCATCATAAACAGTAAACGAACTTGTCGCAACAGGTGTTCTTGAATCTGCTGAATCAAATACTTGTATTGTGTATTCGTCGTTAGTTGTATCAAGATTGTCAGCGACTTGTAAGTTGAACGAACCGCTATTACCTGATACTGAGAATGAACCTGCAGGTGTTACATCAAAGTCATCAAACACTTGAGGAGCCGCAAATACGATATTCTCATTAGGGAATATTTCACCATGTGTTTGTGACATTGTAACAGAACTTGATGTTACGTTTGTTACTGTACCACTCACAGGAACACCATCGAGATTGTATGCTTCCATACCAACTGTAATACCAGTTGTTTGATCTAGATATACGATTGAAGTTCCGTTGAAAGCGTATTGGTCAGTAATACCTAATACCATATCACTCAATCTATAATAATGAGTACGATTTGGAATACTCGTACCACTGATACTTACTGCAAGTGTGTCGCCTTCATTGACTGAATCGTTTGCAGTAATATTATAAACTGCATTTGCATCTGACATAGTAAATGGTGCTGTGTCTAATGTTACACCACCTAATGATGCATAGTTGTTACGTGCAATCGTTATTGTACCTGATTGTGCACTATCATAAGATGTTGAATCAAATGTTGTAAACGTAAACTGCGTGTTATTATTACCTTGACACAGTTGTTGAATCGTTGTGTCATCAAAGCGACCAACAACACCAGCACCTGTAATCTCTGCATACACACGTAAATCAGCACCTATTACATTTACAAGAAACGATAAATCATCACCTTCTGTAATCGCATCTTCAAACGTTAAGATTCTAGCCGAGTTTATAGATGTGTCATTAATCGTAATAATATTAGACTCTGCTACTGCACCTGCGGTTGAACCATCAGATACATATGCTCTAAATGTTTCAGTGCCTTCAGAAGTTAAGTCAGCACGTGAACGGAATCTAAACGTACCTTGACCACCCACAACACTCACTGTAGCACGATTTGTCTCGGTTGCAATAGATCCTGTAATCACGTCACTTACATTGACATTATTACCTTCGAACCAGTAATAGTATGTTCCGTCTACATCTGCACTAAACGTAAACTCTACTTCTTCGCCTTCATCAATCGTCGTAACGTCTTCTGTTAACTCATATGTTTGAGCAAGAATCTTAAACTGTCTTGTCGCAAGAAGATTACCACCCGTCGATGCATCGTAAATATATGCAATAAAGTTTTCGTCTTGTGTTTCATCACTGTCAGAAAATGTTACATTAGCAGAAGTACCACTATTACTAGTCATCGTGATAGTCTCACGACTTGCAGATGTAGGTCTGCCACCTAGAAAATCAAAGTCATTCGTCTCATCGTTTGCGATGTAGAAATAAACATTTGTACCATCTTGTACGTTTCTACCTACAATGTCAAACGATACGGTATCACCTTCGTTAGCAATCGCTGGGTTCATTTCAATCGCATATGAAGCCGAAGAGTCATTAATCTGGAACGTATCCGATACAGTTAATGGATTAGTATAGTTTGAGTTAGTTAACAATAACGTACCCGAAACGCCAC